CCTTAGAACTGATACTGATAACAATAAAGTTTATGTTGCTGTCAATAATAATGCATGGTCAAATGATCTTAATACTGGCAGACTTTCTACAGCACAATTTAGTGAAGCATCCACTTATGGCATTGTTGGACCTATTCCTTCAGATGTAAACGAAATTAAGGATTATAGTTTTGGTCCTATTACAAATACTACACCTGGAACATTTGATGTTGCTCTGAATGATTTTAATCTGAATAGAACTGCTGCTACATCTACAGGTCAAGGTAATTTAGATGACTTTGCGGTCTTCCGTGCATTTGATACAAACGATAGTGATAATTATCGTATTAGGATTGATAGTGTGTCTTCAGGTTCTACATTTATTCCTGGATCTGTTGTTACTATTACATCTAGCGATATTTCTTTCAACTCTGATTTTACTACTGCAACAATTACAAATCTTACTGGTGTTCTAACTGCAACTGTTATTACAACACTTGAAAAAGTTCTTCAGTGTACTGCAGTTTCAAATACTGATGAGGTTTATATTATTACTGGAGATAGACACTATCTTTCTCAGGGAGAAAATATTTTTGTTGATGGCAATCCAACCCGAGAAGTATCTGGCACTGCTTTTGATGAATATGATGGATCTTTTGTTGTTGATACTGTAGTTAGCAGTAGAGAGTTTATCTATAAACTTCCTGCAGTTGCTCAGACCGATCCTGCACCTTCTGCTTCCAGTGTTAGCATTTTTGCTAAGTCTCCTGTTCTGAAGATGTATTATGGTCATCAGTATCTGTTTGATCTCAGTCACTCTTCACTGGTTGGTTCAAACCTGTCGTTCTCTAAAGATAATCTCTTTAAACTCGAATATTCTTTCAACTCTATTGAAAGAATTGGAACACCTGGTGTAACTGGAGAAGGTCAACCTACACCTACAGTTAAACTCAAGGTTAATAGAGAAACAGTTACTAACATCTCTTATTACTTCGATCCTTCTAGACTTGGTGATGAGTCTCCTATTGCAAGTAGTAGTTATCTCGATATTGTAGATTCTCCTTATCTTGGACCTTTTACTGTCACTAGTGTCTCTGGTGGTACTATCACAACAGGTGATAATATCATGAAGTTTAAACTTATTAATGAACCAGAGGGTGCTGCAGTAACAAGTAGAGCATCTTATAGCACCTCTTCTAAGAAAGCAGTTGGATCTATTTCTGATATTAGAATTGTCAATAGTGGTGGATTCTATTCTAAACTTCCCATCATCACTGGAATTCAATCAACACGACAGATTGAAAGGGCAGAGATTAACGAACCTGGCACCGAATATGCAGTAGGAACATATAGAAGTGTTCCTATTCAGGGTGACGGTGAAGGTGGTTTGGTTGAGATCACTGTTGCTGATGGAACTACTGATGAGGGAGTAGTAATTCCTGGTCAAATTCAAGAAGTCAAGATTACTTCTCCTGGTAAAGGATATACTACTGCAAGTATTGATATTGAAGCAATCCCAGGCATTCTCGGCACTGGATTGGCAGGATCTGGAGCAGAAATTGATATTGTCATTCCTCCTTCTGGATCTGGTGCAGTTGTCTTTGCTCAGGGTGATAAGATCGGTAAGATCAAAAAACTTAAGAACAATAACTTTGGTTATGATTATTCTCATGACTACACGTTGCGTCCTGAGATTACTTTCCCAATCAACGCACAGTTAACTTCTACCAATATTCTTGATAGCATTACTGTTACAGATCCTGGTTCTGGTTATTCTCAAGCACCTGCTGTAATTATCACTGGTGGTGGTGGATCTGGTGCTATCGCTGAGGCAACAATTAAGAATGGTCGTATTGATCAGATTATCGTTAAGGATCCTGGTGCTGGATATTCTTCTGCACCTACAGTGGCACTTAAATCGTCCTTCAACTACGTTGTTAACGTTGACTTGGGTCTTTTACAGTTTGCTTTCCCCCACGGCATTCAGAATGGCGCAGAAGTCACTCTGAACGTTGTTGATACGGGTGATGGAGCCGAATTCCCTCTGGCTGCAGGTGCATTGGGCAGATTGACAGGCACAACCACATATTATGCAATTGCTGGAACTGCAAACTCTCTTGAAAGTGACCAGTTAAAACTGGCAATTACGGAATCAAATGCAGAACTGGGTGATGCGATTGGATTTGTAAACTCTGGTACAGGTCGTCAACAAGTATTGACCGAATCTTTCGGTGCTGCTGCAGAAGCAAATGTTATCACCTCTACTTTCTTAGAAGGTGAACTTGTATATCAAGGTGATAGTTTTGCTCAAGCAACAGCAACTGGTTATGTATCAACTAATAGTGGTTGGCAAGTTGGACCTAGAATTATTAAGATTGTTGATTATGATGGTGATTTTATCAGTGGTCAGTCTATTACTGGTGTGATCTCCAAGTCTTCTGGTATTATTAGTGATCTTAATATTGCTAAAGGTGTTCTTGAGATTGGTTCTATCACTAAAACCACTGGTCAATTTATCGACGACGTTGGTAAACCCTCTGAAATTATTCAGAAGATTCAAGACTCTTACTATTATCAGGACTTCTCTTATGCGGTTCAGTCATCTGTTTCTATTGATGACTGGAAAGAGATTCTTATTAGAAATGCACATCCTGCATCATTTAAAGTCTTTGGTGAACTCAATCTCAACGAATATAGTTTTATTCCCAACAAAGAGACTAAGTTTGAGTTAACTAAGTCAGTTGAACTGACCAGAGACGCAGTTGTACCTAATATTCAGTCGTTTGCTCTTGCAGAACCCATTTATTCCGAATTCAATAACACAGAAGTTTTATTCCGTCAAAAGAGATTGACTTCTTCTGAGAATATTTTGACTTCTGTCGTTCAGCGTCTTGATGATGTTTCGTCTCTCTTTGATGGAGAGAGAACTGCTTTCCCTCTGACAGTTAATGGTGATCCTGTCATTGCAAATGCTAATCAGATTTTGATTAACATGAATGGTGTTGCACAAACACCCAACTCCGCATTTGAAGTTCAGGGTGATTCTATTGTCTTCGCTGAACCTCCTCAACCTCCTGCTAGTGTCAAGTATGTTAATGTAGTTATTAGTCAGATTAATACTAAACGTTTTACTGTAACCAATAATAGTGGTATTTTCCCACTGGTTGGTAATACAATGGTTGGTATTACTTCAACAGCACGTCTTACAGTTACTTCTGTTGCTGGTCAAGATATTACGGGTTATGTAACTGAAGGGACATTCCAAGTCGGTGAGAATGTAATTGTAAATGCTACGGGATTCAATGCTCAGATTTCTACAATTACTGACATTACAAATAACGGTCTTTTTGAATTCAATGAAACTGTTACTAACCTGACTGGTGATATTGCAAAAGTTGAGCAAATTAACCTCGAAACTGGTCAAGAAACTCCCATCGCAGAACTGCGTTATACAATTGGTGCTGCTACAACCACGATTGAAACTGTTGCTGCAAATACACCAACAGATACACCTGTACCTAGTGGAACATTTGTTCTTGGTCAGAATTATCAGTTAGGTTCTGAGATCGTTCGTATTGATGGTATTACTGACAATGCCTCTTCTACAACTATTCAAGTTCAGAGAGCACAACTAGGAACTGCCTCGGTATCTCACCAAGAAGATAGTCCTTTCTATGGAACTGAAATTGAAGTTACTGATAGACTTACTCTTAGTAAGACCACTGGCACATATCAGTCCACTGCAGGTCTCTTTGATATTCAGTTGAATGATACTATTATTGGTGCTAAGTCAGGTGTTGTTGCTCAAGTTACTGCTACTTCTGCATATCAAGATCCCAGCACGAATGCGTTTATTGAACAGGTTAATATCTCTGACGGTTCTTCGTTCTTTGGTTTATTATTCAACAGAAGAACTTCTACAGACTATCCTAATGTTATTCTGGATGACGTTTCTAAGTCTCAGATTAACATTGTTGATTTTACTGACACAACTCTAGCATTCAACTCTAGTTTCCCCAATAATGAAATTATCAGTAACAATATTATCACTTACGATAATGTAACTGGTACATTCCAAGACAATGAAATTATTAGAAACTATCAGTTCAACTATTCTTCTAACACTGGCGAGTTTGCTGCTGGCGATAATATCAAGGTAAGAAAACTGACCTTTACTGATGAGCAAGGTGATGGTTTCTTCCGTGAGGGTGATGTAATTAGAACTCGTGACACTAAGGCAGAGATTATTGGTTATAGTCAAGCAAATCAGACAGTTTATCTTGGCAAGATTGGTAGATGTCAGAGAAATGGTTCTGACTATCATACAGTTAAACTGGTCAAGTCCACTATCAATTCTTACAATAAGAAGTTTGGCACTGCTTCCTTGGCATTGTCTCCTGGAACTTCTACACACACCTTTGTAAGTGGTGTTACCGATGCTATCACTGCTGGTGGTGGTGCAACAGGTAACTTTACCGCTGCTTCAGGCACCACATATAACCCAATCACTGGTGTGATGGTGATTGAGATTGGCACTCACACATTGACAACCAGTAATACTGTAACCATTGCTGATAATGGTGTTACATTTACATGTGCTCAGGATAACAACACTTCAAATAAAACATATCCTCGTTCTACCGATCCAGCATCAAACTCTGCACTTGCAATTAGTGCAGTAACTGCAACCACAATTACAGTTAATGTTGGTGCTGTTCCTGTTGATGAGTATGCAACTGTTGCAACTTCTACCGAATTTGGTTTCGGCACAGGTGATTTCACTGTTGAACTTTGGATCAAACCTAATAGTGTTGCTAGCGGATCAAAAGTAATTACAGATTTTAGACCTACTAGTAGTGATACTGCTGTATTGTTACTCCAAAGCGGTTCTGTAGTCGAATTCCAATCAACAAATGGTGCTGGATCTATTACTGGAACTACTAATCTCGTGGTTGATACCTGGTATCACGTTGCAGTAGTTAGAGAAAGTGGTGTAACCAAGTTGTATCTTGATGGTGTTCAACAGGGTTCTAATCTCACAGATACTACTAATTATGGTTCAACAAGACCAATTAAAATTGGTGCAAACCTTAATGGAAGTGCAGCATTCCCTGGTTACATTGATGATCTGAGAGTCTCTACTTCTGCTCGTTATACAGGCACTTTCACAGTCCCTGCTATGCACCAGGGAGATGCAGATGCTAAACTGCTTGTACACTTTGATGGTGACTACAATCAAACATATACCGAAGATTGGTCTGGGTCTCAAGACTTCACCAATTATGAATACTTTAATAACAGTGCAATTGTTGAAACTGTAAGAAGTTATGGTGGACTTCACAAGTTCGTCAGTGCTGTTTCTAATACAATTGCAGTTGACGGTAGTAATGAAACTGTTACTGATGCAACTTATGATGCAACCACAGGTGATTTGGTGATGACCATTGGTTCCCATAGTTATACAACTTCTTCTACTCTGACCATTGTTAATAATGGTTTGACATTTAGTTGTGATATCGATAACTATGCGACTAATAAAACATATCCTCGTTCTACCGACCCTGCATTTGGTGCAACATTAAATGTTACTGCAGTAACTGCAACAACATTGACTGTTGATGTTGGCACTGCATTCAGAGGGTATGAAGGTAGAGTTCATAGGTATTACAACGCTGCAGATCTCATTGAGTCTAATGTTGAGTTTGTTGCAAGAGAAGTTGCTGATAGAACAGCAAGTTCTCTGCCATTTGAACTTGATACTGCCAATGAACCAACAATTGTACGTGCTTCTGACTATAATGCGGTTGGTCAATATTCATACTATGGTTATTCGACTGCAGTTGGAACCAATAAAATTGTAGTTGGTTCCTATCGCGCAGATGATAACGTCAATGATAATAGAGGTGCAGCATATATTTACGATCTTGATGGTAATAACGAAATCAAGATTGAACCTCCTGGTTCTTCTGGCACTAATGATTACTATGGTTACTCTGTAGGTGCTGGTAGCAGTAAGATTGTTGTTGGTGCTCCTTATGATGATCCTAATGGTTCTCAATCTGGTAGAGCATACATTTATGATGAAGATGGCACAAACGTAGTCACTCTTACTCCTAGTCCTGCATCTTCTTACGAATACTTTGGTTGGATGGTTGCCGCAGGTGATAGTAAGATTGCAGTTAGTGCATATGGTGATGACAACTATCGTGGTGCTGTTTATCTCTTTGATACTGATGGTTCAAATCAAATCAAGGTAACTGCAAGTGATAGAACAAGTAGTGATCAGTTTGGTCTTTCTTGTGCGATTGGTAGTAGTCGCCTTGCAGTTGGTGCTCCTTATGATGATGACAACGGAAGTGCTTCTGGATCTGTCTACGTCTATAACTTAGACGGAACAAATGAAGTCAAAATTACTGCTTCTGATGGAACTTCTAATGATCAGTTCGGTCGTTCTGTTGCTGTTGGTAGTAATAAAGTTGTAGTTGGTTGTCAATATGACGATCCCAATGGTTTGGGTTCCGCTGGTAAAGTTTACGTCTATAACTTAGATGGTACAGGTGAAGTAATTATTACTCCATCTGATCCTGCCTCAAATGATCAGTTTGGTTCTGCAGTTGCTGTTGGCATTGATAAAATCTTTGTTGCTGCTCGTTATGCAGAAGAGGATGGTCAATCCAACACTGGCATCATTTACAGTTATGATCTTGATGGCACAAATGAAATTAAATTGCCTCTTGCTGCTGCAGCAAACTTTGATTATTGGGGTAATGGTCCCAAGTCCATGTCAGTTAGCAGCAATAGATTTGTTGTTGGTGCTGACAATGCAGATACTAACAATGTCTACTCTAGTGGTAAGATTGCAATTTATCCATTTACTCAGGGTAGTGCTAGTGCTCAATACTTACCTCCAATTAGAAGTGCTCTGAATTCTATTGCACAAGATCTTAGAAATGGTAGTAATAGTCATACCTGGGATCAAGCAAATACCTTTGTTGATAGAGAGACTCTTCCAATTACAGCTCTTCAAAGTTTTGTTGGTGAAGAGACCTCTCTGATCTATGCTCACGGTCAGACTAAGACAATCTTGAGTTCGATTATTAATAATGCTTTGGTAACGGTACAAGGTTCTCATGGACTTATACAAGTTACTGATACTACTATTACAGAATCAGATTATGCTACTTTGACATCATATACACCTACAGATATTTTATATACCGCTTCCACAGGCGAAATGGTAATTACTTCTGCAGGTCATGGTCTCACTACAAGTGATTTTGTTTATATCGATCCTCTGTCGTTGACTTTCACTTGTGATAGTGATAACAATGTTTGTCAAATTGTTCACCCCCGTAAGAGTGATACTCTTGCATATAATCGGATCTTAGCGATTAGTGCTGTCACCACAGATACATTTACGATTAATGTTGGTGCATCTCCTGCGGGTCAGCAATACACGCATGATTTTGTAAGTGCAACTACTGGAGCAATTAAGAAGTCTAATTACACTGCCACTGACTGTGCTGATGTTCGTGCTACATGTGATAACCTCATGGATATCATTATTGATACGATTGAGGAAGGTAGCGGAACAACCACTAATGATCCTCAGGGTGATCACCTTGGAGTTGTTGGTAAGGTTCTGCCTGCTCGTGAGTTCCTTGGTGGTAGAGTTGATGCATTCTATGAAGTTCCCTTTGATGTAACCTATCATGATGGAACGGATGATTTCGTATACGCGCATCAAATTGATACTGATGCTCGTTACAGATTCCGTGATGCTGCTAACTTGCTCCGTGCTAATACTGCAGTAATTGTAGATAAGGCAGCAGCAGATCTCATTGCTAGATATCCAGATCTCGCACAGGATATGCCTAGAAACCAAGGCGGTAGCAGCACAGATGGTACGCTTCGCTGTAAGACTGATATGGCGTTGATTGTTGGTGAACTTGCTAAAGATCTTGAGTTTGGTGGAAACACTAATGTTGTTACTACTGCTAGGTTCTATTTGAATTCAAATACAAATGAACTTCTGTATATTCGTAAGCAGGTTTGGCAGTCTGTCTATGCTCATGATCGTCTTGCATATTATGCAAAACAAGCAATCAATGGTGATCTAACATATGATAATACAACCAATATTATTACTGGTGATTGGGGTATTACTAATGATCCTGGTCAGTGTGCGAATGTTGCAACTGCTATTGACAACCTCTTCGCAGTAATCAATGATATTCTCGCACCTACTGATAATGATCATAACATTGCTGCTGACAGAATTTACTTCAACAGAGATTATCTTGCTGAAGAAATTATTGGTAGAACTAATGCAGAGTTGACATACACACTTGCTAGTAACACATATACTGCTGACTCTTACAACACATCAAATTATGATGGATATATTAAAAATATCCTTATTGCGATTGCATCCGATCTTCAAACCGATGGAAACAATAGCGTTATTACTGAGTTAGAACTCTTCTTGAATGCATCTAGAGAAGTAATAACTATTGACGGCGAACTCTATGTCTTCTCTTATGTCCTTGCACAAATCAAGGATCTCATTGGTAAGGCAATGGAGAATCTTCTTTATGACTTCGGCGCATCCACAACAGGATCTCAATATCAAGCACAATACGCAGGTAATCCTGGTATTACTGGTAACAATGCTACTGCATATAGAGACACTGAGTCTCCCACAGATATTGGTGCTGTAGTTTGTAAGGCAAAGAAACTTCTTGAAACTGCTGAAAAGGTTGTTACTCCTGGTGGAATTGTTGCAAGAAGTGGATACAAGAATATTGGTTATAATGCCAACTACTATAAAGAAGAACTCGCGAGCGTTATTGGTTCTCAGTTCGGAACAGGGTCTTGGCAGTATAACTCATTTGTTGATGAACTTCTTGATAATATTCAGTATGATTTGTTCACTACAGATACTACAGATTCTCAGCAAGCATATGGTCTGACAGTTTCTTCTGTTGTTGGTAATTTTATTAAGGGTGAAAAAGTTGAGACAGGCGGGGGCGCTTCTGCCACGGTTCTTTACAGTGAGGGAACGTTCCTTGTTGTGGGTGCTTTCACAGGCGGTAGTATTGTTATAGGTGATACTCTGACTGGTGCCCTTACTCTTTCGACTTGTGTTGTTGATGCTGTACCTTCAGTAACTTATCCTTGGTATAATAATATTTCAAATATCAAGACTATTGAAAGTGCAGCAGGATTTAGTTCCTTGATTGAAGGATCTGTTGATAACTTGAATCTCTTCACTAATCCAGAAGATTTCTCTCAAACCTGGGTAACACCAAACACAAATGTAACCACGAACATTGCTGTTGCTCCTGACGGAACAAACACTGCAGATAAGTTTGCAGCAGATGCTGGTATTACTAGTAATAAAGAGATATATCGTGATTACAGTCTAAATTCCTTTACCACATTTGATGGAACTGGCACTAGATTTGACAGTGGCACTGCGACCTTTGACACTGGTGCAAACCTTGACACTCAGACCTTTACGGCATCTATGTTTGTCAAGAAAGCGCAATATAATCAAATTAGATTCCGAACTCAACTTGATGGTGCTAATTCAGTATTCTTTGATTTTAATCTTGATACTGGAGCAATTGGATCTCTGTTTAATCAGTCCAATGGAGCATGTGAAGTTCTTGGTCATGGTGCAATTCCCTTTGGTGCTAATTGGTATAGAGTTTACATAACTATTAGATTTGGTTTTGGTTTCTCTACATTGAGAAATAGTTTGTTCTTTAAGGATCTGAACGGTAATCTTTCGTTCAGTGCATCCTCGAATAATATTAGATTGACTGGAACCGATAACAATCTCACCCTTACTTCTTACTCATATTACGGAAGTTCAATTGCACAAGGTGATGGAAAGATTGTTGTTGGTGCTCCTTATGATGATATTGGTGGTCAGAACTCCGCTGGATCTGTATATGTTATGAATAGTGGTGTTGCAGACCCTGGTTCAACACAAATTAAGATTCAATCTCCAAACAACACAGCAAATGCGAGATTTGGTTACCATGTAGCGGTTGGACAAAACCACATTATTGTTGGTGCTCCTTATGAAACTCATAGTGGTCATACTTATGCTGGTTCAGTTTATGTCTTCGACTTAGATGGTAATTTAGTTCACACTCTTCGCAAACCTGATACTGGAAGTGCGATAATTGAATCTTATGACTACTTTGGTTTCTCTGTCGCTGTTGGTGCTGATAAAGTATACGTTGGAACTCCTCGTGACGACGGTGATGTAAACAATCAAACATATCATGGATCTGTTTACGTCTTCAATCTCGATACTGGTGCATACGAATCAGAAATTTCTGGTAGTGATACTGCAAATTATGATCAATTTGGGTGGAGTATTGCGTTTGCTAATAACAAACTCATAGTTGGTGCTCCTTTCGATGATGATGGTGGAAATGCCTCAGGAACTGTTTATGTCTACAATCCTGATGGTACGGGTGAAGTTAAGATTAATCCTGCAACACCTTTGGCAAATAGAAACTTTGGTCGTAGTGTCGCTGGTGGTGCTGGTAAGATTGCTGTTGGTTGCCCCTTCTCCGATCCTGGAGGAACCACTAACAAAGGTGAAGCATTCCTCTTTAATTTAGATGGCACGGGTGAAGTAAATCTTACACCTCCTAGCACCGTTTCTACTAGTGATTACTTCGGTTGGTCTGTAACGATCGGTGAGGGTAAGGTTGCTGTTGGCGCTTATAATGATGAAGATACTGGAGAACCTAGTGGTTCTGGTACAGTAACGGTCTATGACCTTGATGGAACTAATCCAACCGTATACACTTCGGGTGAAGAGTCTAGTAGTGATCAATTTGGTTATTCTGTTGCTCTTGCTAATGGTAATCTCTATGCTGGAGCTCGTTATAAGAGCGTCGGTGTTACTAGATCTGGTGCGGTATATATTGTTGACCTCGCAGGTGGTCCTGGCATTCTTGTCTGGGGTGCTAAATTGGCAGGTAATGTTCTTGGAACATATACTGCAGATTCTGGAGAAGTCTTCTACGCGAACGCAGAATTCAATATCAAGAAGTATTCGATTAGTCTACTTCAGGGATATATTGAGCAAGCACTGAAGAATCAACTGGTAAGTCCTTCTGAAAATGCATCATTCCTCAAATATTATGATGCTGCAGTTGATGTAAATTACAATGCAGATAGTGTATTTGGTGTAGTTAGAACCAGTCTGGGAATTATTACTGAACAATTGAAGTCCAGTACATATTACACAACGGTTACGGGTGTAAATGGTATCACATTACAGACTAAGGTCTATGGTGATAGAGATATCCCCGTTGGCATCTCTGGTGAACTTGGTGGATCTGACTTTATCTACGCGACAAACTCTAACTCTCGTGCTGAAATTCAGTCTATTGAAGAGAATGAAGCGAAGATTGTTAAGGTCTACAAGAGATTCCGTGTTCCAAATGATGATGTGGTGGATGGACCATTCCCAATGAATCAAACTGTTCAGAAACAGGGTGATGCTTCTGTCACGGGTGTTATCTACGCAACATCTTCTGACGATAACTTCACATACTTTGATATTGAGGTAACCGCAGGTACATGGACTGTTAATGACGTAATTGAAGCAACAACGGGCACTCCCGCTCCTACTGCAACGATTGATACAACTTCTACGATCGAAGATCGATTACATGTCATTGATCTGAAGGGTGGATTTGTTACTGATATTCCTTTCAAAGGATTTACTAGTGGTGCAATTGCTGATCCTGTTACGTTCACGCGCAATGAGGCAGCAGTTACCTCAAATACTGGTGGTGTTCTTACCGTTGATACTGAGACTCTCGTGGGTCAAATGGAACTCAATTCTGTTGTTTATCCTGCATCTTCTAAAGAATATCTCCTTGTTAATAAGTATGCTGGTCTCGATCTCAATGTTGGTGATAAGATTGCCTCTACGGGTCACATCAGATTGCTCTTTAGTTATGTTTCTGCTACCGATTTCAGAACATTTGCTGCAGGCAATAAAGTACATAAGCAGATTAATGGTAACAAGCAAGAGGATGTCTATGGTTACATTTCTGAAGTAGATAATGACAATAACTACCTGTATGTTGTTCCCGTTGAAGGAACCTTTGCTAATACAGATGTGATTGGTGATTATGGTCTTGGTGGCAATGAACTTCAGGGTCAAGCAACCATTACTACTAAGGTAGACTACGCGGGTGAAGGATCTGCAAGAGTTCAGGACATCAGAGATCAAGGTCTCAATAAGAGATTGTATCTCACTGAAATTGAGGGTGCATTTAGAGATAGAGATGGTATTCGTGGACCTGCTGGTTATCGTTCCATCGTCTACGAAAGAAAGATCATGAAGGCTCGCGTCCAGAGATACTTCAGAGGATTTGATGGAACTCAGACGATTTTCGATCTGACCACAAATAATGGCACTCCATACCTGCCAGATCCTGCTGGACATATGCTCATCTTTGTCAATGGTGTTCTGCAACCCCCTGGTGCTGCTGCTTCTTACACAGCGTTCTCGGATAAGATTCAGTTCACTGAAGCACCTGAACTTGGAGCATCGTTCACTGGATTCTATGTTGGTAAACTGAGACAACTGGATGATATTTCGTTTGAGTTTGACTCTCTACGTCAATCCTTCAACTTGAAGCGTAATGATTCTTTCTATTCACTTACGCTCACGGATGGTGTACAATCTTCCACTATTCGCCCAGAGAATAACATTATTGTTTCTGTTAACGGTGTTCTTCAAGAACCTGGCGTTGGTTTTGAGATTGTTGGTTCTAGGATTATCTTCTCGGAGATTCCTCGCGTTGGATCCACGTTTGTAGCATTCTCTTACGTTGGTTCTGAAGCAGACGTAGACGCGGAAGATGTCGTCCCTCCCGTTGAGATCAATGACCTTCTCACGATTGAAGGCGAAACTGAAGATCGTGAAGTTGCGGTTATTGAGTCTTCTAACTCCTTGATCACGTTTGATTATCTGGGATCTGTCTTTGGACAAGGTGCAATTGCAAATGCGAATCTAACCTCTGGTTACATCACTACTGTTGGTGTTACCTCTGGTGGATCTGGTTATAGCAGCAGACCAACCGTAAGACTTGATTCCATCTCTGGTTTTGATGGTTCCATTAAGGCACTGGTTGGTGTTGGTAGCGTTACAGTTCAGAACATTGGTTCTGGTTATCAAGAATCAAGAGTTGAGGTTCAAAGCACTGTTCCTGATGATTGGACTGCTCCCGACATCAGTCAGTATGGTGAAGAAATAGTTGATCCAGAGATCCTATAAATAACTAAAAAATGTAGCGAGTAATGACTAAGCAATCACTTAATGTCGGCTCTGCCGCGAATGATAACACTGGTGATACCCTACGAAGCGGTGGTCTTAAGATCAATGGCAACTTTGATGAACTTTATGCCGCAATTGGTGACGGAAGTACTGTTGGTATTTCCGTTGCTAACCCAGGAGTAGGACAAGTATTGAGATATAACGGTACGACTTTCGCACCTGCAAATTTTAATGCTTTAACATCTGCCTTGGATGTTGCTGGTAATAACATTACTTCTTCAAGTAATGGTAACATTACTCTTGCTCCCAATGGAACGGGTGATGTTAGAGTTACAGTTGGCACTGTCACATCAATTTTTGATGGGGCAACTGGAAACTTTGATGTTGGGACAACAATTTCGTATAAGAACGAATATACGGCAATTGGTAATGCTCCTACCGCTGCATCATATCCTGGATACTTCTTTACTGTTGACGGTGACGATAATCCATATGTGAATATCAATATTACTGCTGGTGGTGCTGGTGATGTAAGAGCAAAATTAGCAACTGAGTATTCTAGTATTGATCTTTTAAGTGACGTTGATACAACTACTGCAGCGCCAACTAATAATCAGGTTCTTAAATGGGACGCTGCAAATAGTAAATGGATTCCTGGTGATGATGTTGCTGGTGCTGGTGAACAGAATATCTTTGCTACTGTTGCTGGAGACTCAGGAAGTACCACTGCAAATACAGCATCCGATACACTAACAATTGCTGGTGGATCTAACATTACGACAGCAGTTACTGGAGATACAGTTACAGTTTCTTTCTCTGGAACAGTTGTTTCTAACCTTTCCAGTCTTACTGATACTGATCTTACAGGAATTACTCAGGGTGATTCACTGTTCTGGAATGGAACTAACTGGGTAGTTACTCGTAGTCCAATTACCTGGTGGGAGATCGGTGCTAACCAATCAAACCATTATACTTTTAATGGACCTGGTTTCTCTGGACCAACTGATGATCCTACACTTTATGTTCAGCGTGGTATGACCTACGCATTTGATAACAGTGTTCAGGGTGGCGTTCACCCATTTAGGATTCAATCCACACAGGGTTTATCTGGAACTGCGTATACTACTGGTCAATCTGGTAGCGGCACAGGTGTTCTCTATTGGACTGTTCCTATGGACGCTCCTAATACCCTTTATTATCAATGCACCATTCATTTGAACATGAATGGCACTATCAACGTAATATTCTGATATAAATGGCAAGAACAGTTCCTGGATCTGGTGCCGTCATCGAACCAATCTTTGATGAGATTTTCGGTGTTCGTGCGGTAAGAGTAAAAAACGGAGGAAGTGGATACGTTCAGAGCGATCCACCTAGATTGGTCATTGAAGGTTGTGGTACACCTGATGTAGAGGCATTACTGTATCCTATTATTGATGATGTTTCTGGAAAAATTATTCATGTTCGTATTCTTGAAAGAGGACGTGGATATGATCCTTTAAGACTTCAAATTATTCCAGAGCAAGAAACTCCAACTGTTGTATCATCATTTGATATCAATAGAATTTGGCAATCTCATCCAAACTCTCTTGCTAGAGGAACATTTCAAAATACTACAGATAGACTTCGTATTGAGTCTGATAATCATCCTAAACCCACCCCTATCCTTGCTGAGAGAGCACCTGGTGGTGGTCCATTAGTAGATCGTTCATTTGATCAAGTATTCATTTACAGAGGCGGTAAGGACGTACCTAATCCTGGAACTCGTTTAGATCAGAAAGATAAGGTAACGGGTATTCTTGCCAATGGTGGATTATTGCACACTCCCGAATGGGGTGCTGATGGCGGCGCACCTGCCAACTTTGCTCTGGATAGTGTAAAATACGATTACGTTAAAAGTAACAGCATTTACGACACAGTAACAGAAGGGAATGTTCGTTACTATCAGTCATCTAAAACTATCGATGAATTTGCACTGAAAAACGGTGTATTTGATTGGGGAGTATTACAGCAATTTACTTGGAATGTTAAGGTTGAGTTTGATAACATCATGCTCACAGTTTCAAATGTTGACGAAACTCTGGGTAATGTTGAAATTGGTAGAATTGTTGATGAAGTTCAGGGTAATGCCAGAGGAACAATTGCTAAGG